TATCAGAAGCGATCAACCGTGTTGAGGCGGAGCTGGAGACGGATGCCATAGGCGAACAGCAAAGGGCGGACGTAATGCTAACCGAAGCCGGAACTAAATCAAACGGAGAATTGGAAATGGAAAAGGACGAATTAATTAAATTGTTAGAGGAACGAGACGCATTGAAAGCGTCAAAAGAAAAAGAGGCTGCAGAAGCCAAAGCCGCTGAAGATGCCCGCATTAGTGCCGCTGTTGAAGCCGCACTAAAAGCACGGGCTGAGGACGTCAAAGCCAACCGCCTGCCTTATAAAGACGGTGAAGCGCCAGTACAGGCAAAATATCCTGAGTTGTGGAAGTATGACAACCTGGACGCAGCCGACATGGACGTTATGATCAGCACGCTAAAAGCGGCAAACAAGCCCGTTAGCAAAGACGCGCTAAATGCGTTGTCATTCAAGCTGGAAAGCGACAAGACCAGCGCCGGTGAAGTTGGCCGCAAGGCGATGAAAAATGCCGGTATCAAAGCCGGTGAGATTGATTACTCAACCTCTTCAGGTTACGGCGATCAGTGGGTGGGCGTTGCTTATCCGAACTCAATCTGGGAATCAATCCGGGTTAATTCATTCGTGGTCGGTAAACTGCCGCAGGTTGAATTCCCGAAGGGCGTTGAGTCAATGACTTTACCGTTGGAATCAACCGATCCAGTATGGTACAACGTGGCGGAAAACACCACCAACGGCTCGACCGTAGGCGCACCGGCACCGACTATTACCTCCTCACGGCTGGGAACTGCAAACGCCAGCTTGACGCTTGGTAAGTTGGGCGCACGTGTGTTCTATACCGGCGAACTTGAGGAAAGTTCTATGATCCCGTTTGCTGCACAGTTACGCCAGCAGTTGACTGTTTCAGGGCAGGAATACCTTGAGTCAGCCATTATTGACGGCGATACCGAAACAACCGACAGCAAAAACATTAACAACATTGGCGGCGCTGAGGTTACCGGCGGGCATTACCTGATTTTTGACGGCTTCCGCAAGTCATGCCTGGTCACCACCACAGCCAATTCACGGGCTGGCGGCGCTTTGACTGTTGACGACTTCCTTGAGACCTTGAAGCTGATGGGCGGCGCTGGAATCAATGCGCTGGATAATACCAAAGTTTCATTCATCATCGACCCGAATACCAACTGGAAGGCGATTGCATTACCAGAAGTCTTGACTCGTGATGTGTTCTCAGGGGCGACTATTGAGAACGGCAAGCTGGCAAGAATCTTCGGTTACAACGTAGGCGTGAGCGGCGCGATGCACTTCATGAGCTCAGTTCGCAAAGCCGACAGCGCCGGCAAGGTGAACACCACCACAGCCGCCAATAACCTTTACGGTGCGATCCTGGCAGTCCGCTGGGATCAGTGGAAATTGGGCTGGATGAGACATATGAAACTGGAAACAACCAGATTCGCAGCCTCTGACAGCACCGAAATTGTAGCCATGATGAGAGTTGGCTTGAAGCAGCGGGACACAGAAGCGTCGGCAATTACATACGGCGTGGTCGTTTAATCAACCGATACGATAGCCTGATGGGGGGCGGTGTAGAAGCCGCCCCACCGGAGGCAAAGGAGAATAGAAAATGGGAAACACTTATGTTTTACGGAAGAAGAAGTCAAGCCTGCGCGACCTGAAAGACGGCAGCGCCGCGTTGAATTATGGGGTCGGAGCAAACCGTGTATTTTATGTGGATTGCAACTGCGGGAGTGATGGCAACGAGGGCGATTCATGGGATAACGCCTTGAAGACTCTCACGAAAGCTATGGCACTTTCACACGCTGATATTGCTTCCGGCGCTTACGGCTGGGCGGCTCGCAACGTGATCTATGTTCGTGCCGATCAGACTGCGGACGCTGACGGCGAAGACTTTACCGCGCTTGCACAGAAAACCGACATTATCGGGGTCGGTTCTGTTGACCATCTACAGGGTGCCAGGATTATCGGAAATCATGTAATCGGTTCAGGCGCCTATATGGGCTGCCGGTTTATCAATATGATTTTCAAAGCACCGGCAGCTGGTGGGGACATCTTCACAATTCCTACCACAACTTCAGGCCTTACTTTTGAAGGCTGCACTTTTGACGCCACCTCAAAAACAGCGGCCGCAAGCGGCGCAATAATCGCCGTAGCAGTTGAATCGCTGACAATCAAGGACTGCCTGTTCATGGGGCCGTTCGCTGACTCGGTGATAGAAATTGGTGCCGGTGCTTCAAACTCGCTGCTTATTCAGGGGAACATCATTGAAGGCGGTGAAGTTGGCATAGAAGTATTATCAACTGCAACCTGTGCTGCACGGGCTGGGCGCATTCTTGAAAACACAATCAATACAACCAAAGAATGTATCAAAGAATCTTCAGGCAAATTCTACGTCCACAATAATACTGTTGTGACTGGAAACGCCAAAGGTGTAGCAGGTGCGGGCGCAATCGTAGCTGGTGCAAAGATGATGCTGCAAAATCACGCTGCTGCTTCAGACGCAACCGGTCTGATCATTCCTGCTAACGCATCGCTATAAGTTAATGACTAACGAGGCGGGCTTAATCACCCGCCTCAAAAGGTAAACGCATGAAAGTAAAGTTTTTACGAGATTATCACGGCCCAGAGACAAGCGAATTCAGACACCTTGAAGGTGCTGAGGTTGTACTGGATGACGCCATCGCAGAGGATTTTATCAAGCGTCATATCGTGATAAGCATTGAGCCGAAGGCTGAGGAAATCAAAGAAGCTGCACCGGATAAGCCGAAGGTAATCACAAAACGAACTAAAAAACACTAAAGAGGCATAAATGCGAACGATCACAATGAAATTAGTTACACACGCCTCAACCGGCGCAGCGACAACCAGCGGGGAACGCAGCATTTTTGGGCGGTTATACGCCATTGAATACCGACCAGGCACCATAGACACAGGGGCAACCGTCACAGTCACTTGCGAGGGGGCAAGCACTAAAGCACTGCTAACAAAAGCCAACGCAGGCACTGCTGATACCTTTTATTATCCCCGTGATTTAGTCCATGCCGTAGCAGACGGGGCAGCGTTGACTGGCACCTCAGGCGGGGATAGATGCTTGCCGGTACTCAATGGAACGCCAAAGGTTGTTATAGCGTCAGGCGCTAACAGTAAAACCGGCTATGTGACTCTGTACTACTTAGAGGACTAATGACAATCAGCAACGGTTATTGCACGCTGGACGAGTTCAAAAAGCACCTCACTATAACCACGCATGACGCTGATGATGATGCGGCCATTGAAAATATCATCGAAGGTTCAAGCAGGCTAATTGACAACCTGGCAGGGCGCTGGTTTTATCCGAAAACTGAGACCCGCTATTATGACGTGCCAGAAGGTAGAGAGATTGAGTTAGACGCCGATTTACTGACAGTTAGCACGCTAACTAATGGGGACGGCACCGTTCTGACAAGCACTTACTACTCATTGATACCGCGCAATAGCACTCCAAAGCATTCACTGATAATGAAAACCACGTCCATTTATAACTGGACTGGCAACAGCAGCGGTGACACAGAGGGGGTTATCAGCATTGCAGGGACTTGGGGGTATGCAGCGACAACGCCGGATGATATCAGGCAAGCGTGCTTGGAAATAGCCTTATCAGCGTATAAGCGCAGGACGGGGGAAAACACGACAGGCGTAGCAACCGTCACAGCGGCGGGCGTGGTCATAACACCGCAGGACATACCAGGCGGGGCGCTATCAATCATCAGGCGCTACAAGAGGCACATATAATGACGCTGGCAATCCAAACCATAACACGGGCTATTGCGGACTTGTCTATCAAGGGCGTCATAATCCGAGACACCCACGAAATACCAGAAGCGGTAGACGTGAGAACGTGTCCAATACTTTACCCGGAGCCGGTGAACTTTATCAGCGGGTTTTCAGTTGAGCGTGACAGTTATGGGGCTGCAGCACAGGCTAAAAAGACGGTGACTTATACGCTAACTTATACCTACCTGCACGCACCGATTGGCACAGGGCGGGGCTTGTTTGACGTTTATGACGGGCTTGTCAAGAATGTATTCGCAATCCTTGACGCCTTGATTTTAGCAGACGCCTTGACGGGAACAATCGAACTGATACCGCTAACGCCGGTAAATGTGGGGCCGGTTGGTGATCCAGCAGGTAATCGTTTTCATGGCTGCCAGTTTGAACTGTCAGTCACAGAATTTGTAAACTAAGGAGGGCTATGACCAGAACAGTTAGTAAGTACATGAGGGTCTATGCCGGCGGGTATGACATCAGCGGCAATACTCGCAGTATAGGGCCGCTAACGTGGACTTTTGAAGAGGAGTCAATGACGTGCCTGAACTGGCCGGTAGCTGGGACATTACCTGGCAAGGCAACGATGGGATGCGGCACGCTGAACGGGCTATTTGACTCAACAGCGATAACGGGGCTGCACGCTTTACAATCAACCTCAGGTGTCACCCGTGATGTAATGATACCAATCGGCATGAGCGCAGCGCCGACATACGGAAATCCCGTTTACATGGGACAGTTTCCGCAAACGGGCTACATGGTAGAGCCAGGCGAGATTATGTCAACGGTGAGTATCACGTTTTCAAGCAATGACGTCTCAAAGGGGCTAAAATATGACAAACCGTGGGGGGTATTGCTTCACCCGCTGGGCGCTGAGACAGAGGCTAACACCAATGAGACAAACGTCCATAACAACGGGACAGGCACAACCGCTGGCGGTTATCTCATGTATCAAATAACAGCGGTAGCAGGAACAGGCAACGCCACGATCAGCATAGACGACAGCGAGGACGGCGAGACCTACGGGGCATTATCAGGAGCCACAAGCGGGGCAATAGCGCATACTGCGATACCTTGCGCCGGCATTGTTCAATTAGCGACAAACGCCACAGTGAAACAATACTTACGTTTCCAGGTGGCATTGGACACAATCACCAGCGTGACTTTTGCGTTGGCATTTGTAAGGGGATAAGGGAGTAAAAATAAATGACAGCTAATACAGGAAGAACCACAAGCAATTGGGTTAGTTTCAATGTGCACGACAGCTCCGGAACTTTGCGCACAATTCCGGTTGACTCGATCAACGGCGTTGGTTTGACTTATCCAGAGTTAGACCTGACCGCTTTTCAAGATAAGGTTAGAGGCGTATTACCAGAAACGCCGGATTGCACAATTACCATCACCGGGCCGTTTGATACCACCACCGCACAGGCGGTGGGGACTTTGTCAGGTTCACACACCGTTTTGAGTGCTATAAATGGCGGGGTAACACCGCTAACGCTTGACGTACAAGTAGGAATCCGGCACGCATGGGAATCTGGCGAACCTCAATTCGGCTTGACCGCTTCACCGTCTACGGGCTTCTTGTGCTTTGATTATAACTACGACCCGTCTGCTGGAAAGTACAACGCAAAATTCCGCTGCTATCCTGGCAGTGATGCACCAGCTTGGGGAACAACCGCTGAGACATAATCTATGACTAAAATTCTAACCTCACCAGTCAAACGATTTTCCGGCACGGTAGAACTTTCAGACCCGTTGACCTTTCCGCAGTATATGGCATGGTCGAAGGCGGTTCAGGCAGCGTCAGAACAGAGGGACAAGCTAACGGCGATCACCGTAGGTTATGACGACATTGTGACTGAGGTAATGCTACCTGCAATACTGCAATGTATTGAAGCATGGCATATCGCAGGCGTGCCGGAAAATCCGACAGTAGAAACCTTTCCAGCGACACCAAGAATGTCAGCAGGGCGTTTGATAGCATGGCTGGCCGGTGAAATCGGGGCGGTGATATCTGAAGAGGATGAGGAAAAAAAAGAGTGATGGGTCGCGCTTATGCTTACATAGCTGAGGGCGACCCACCACCGATGGAGTTAGAAGCGGTCAGACTGGTAAACAAGTTCGGAGCTAATGCGGTTTATGGGCGACAACTGGGGGCGTGTGAAATGCGCTGTATGGAAATTGCCGAGACGGTAATCAACGCATACCAACAGAAAACAGCGTCTGGCAATTGGGCGAAAGGGCGGCTGATAATCCAGGACTGAACAGACTGTTAGACGAGGCAGCGGGGTACGCATATGGCGGGTAATGCAGTACAGATAGTTATACAAGCGGTTGATAAAGCCTCTAAGGAAATACAGAACGTCAATAAATCCTTATCAGATATGGATAAGTCCGCTGGCGGTTCTGAGAAATCAATCGGCGGAATGGGCGCCAGTCTTAAGGGAATGGTTGGCACGTTGAGCATGGCGGCGGGTGCTGCTGCAGCGTTTGGCATGGCAGCTAAACAAGCCTTTGACTTGGGGCAAGAGGGGGCGTCATTACTACGGCTTGAAGAGGCGTCTGGCAATTTAGCGGCGTCTCTCGGCTCCAATATGGATGAGGTTGTTTCGGCGGTTAGCAGGGCGTCACTTGGTATGGTATCCGACATGGACATAATGGGAGCCGCCAGCCGTGCAATGATGCTGGGCGTATCAAGCGACTCGCAGCAGTTAGCACAGCTTATGGAAATTGCCGCAAGCAAAGCACGGGCAATGGGTATCAGTACCACGCAAGCATTCAATGACATTGTAACGGGTATTGGTAGAGGTTCACCGCTTATTCTGGACAACTTGGGTATTGTTGTCAATGCAACGGAAACCAATAAAAAATATGCCGAGTCAATCGGAAAAACGGCTGAACAGTTGACAGAAGCCGAAAAGACACAGGCATTACTAAACAGCGTATTGACAGAAGGCACTGCACAACTTGAAGCGGTTGGGGGTTTGACACTTGACGCCGCTGGCAACTTTGAGAAGTTCGCAGCCAATGCCAAAAACGCGGGCGATGCATTCAAGAAAAATTTAGCTGAACCGATGGGCGGCATTATCGGCGTACTCAATCAATGGATGTTTGGGACGATTGAAGCAACAAACGCTATAAAAGCGGAAACAGACGCAATCAAAGCCAGCGGTGCAACACGGCAGGAAATCATCACGGCGCTGCGTGAATATGCTGATGCCAATAATCTGGTTATCAATTCGGAAAATGAATTGACGCAAACCTATCTTGTAGGCAATCAAGCCAGAACAAGGGTTATAGACGAAAACTACCTGATGATTGATTCTTATGAGGCGTTGCCACAATCCATTGAAACAGTCACAGAGGCACAAGGCGCTTCTAACGATGTCATGGCGCAGAATTATGACCACATTGCAGAGCTTGTCATGGGCAATAAAGCATTGGCAGCGGCACAGCAAGAAGCGGCTGATGCAGCGGTTTTGTCAGAGGTTGCTAATAATAACCTGGCAGAGAGTTTGAAAGGTGCAACAAACGCACAGATAGCACAATCATTTTTGACTGGATTAAAAGATACGCTGGGTGAAACTTCTCAGGCATACGCAGACGCACAGGTTGACGTTGGCATGTTTTATGGGCTGATGGATGATAAGTCGCTGGCAATCTCACAGGCGTTTGGATTTATTAACACTGAACTGCAAGACGGGGCAACACTTAGCGGCGATTACTCGGAAATATTAGCGACAATTATAGCCGATGCCGCTGATGGTTCTGTAAATCTTGATACGCTAAAAGAAAAATATCTGAAAAATAGTGAGGTACTGCCAGATCTATCCAACAGAACTGAGGATTACGCTGAAGATATAGAGGACTTAACCGGGCAGCTTGAAGGGGCGTCTGGCTGGACTGAAACAATGCG